CAGTTTGTTGCATGGTGCCGGGAAGAAGCATCCGTTATCGCCGGACTGCCAAACGTCAGCGAGCTGGTTGATATGGTTTACGAGTATTGCCGGAAGCGAGGCCTGTATCCGGATGCAGAGTCTTATCCGTGGAAATCGAACGCGCACTACTGGCTGGTTACCAACCTGTACCAGAACATGCGGGCCAATGCGCTGACTGACGCGGAATTACGGCGCAAGGCCGCAGATGAGCTTGTCCATATGACTGCGAGAATTAACCGTGGTGAGGTGATTCCTGAACCAGTAAAACAACTTCCTGTCATGGGCGGCAGACCTCTAAATCATGTTCAGGCTCTGGCGAAGATCGCAGAAATTAAAGCTAAGTTCGGACTGAAAGGAGCAAGTGTATGACGGGCAAAGAGGCAATTATTCATTACCTGGGGACGCATAATAGCTTCTGTGCGCCGGACGTTGCCGCGCTAACAGGCGCAACCGTAACCAGTATAAATCAGGCTGCGGCTAAAATGGCGCGGGCAGGAATCCTTGTCATTGATGGTAAGGTCTGGCGAACGGTGTATTACCGGTTTGCTACCAGGGAAGAACGGGAAGGAAAGGTGAGCACGAACCTGATTTTTAAGGAGTGTCGCCAGAGTGCCGCGATGAAACGGGTATTGGCGGTATATGGAGTTAAAAGATGACCATCTACATCACTGAGCTTGTAACAGGCCTGCTGGTAATCGCAGGCCTTTTTATTTGAGGAAGAGTAATTGGAGGCTTTAAGAAATGAGTACGATAGCTGAGCTTGTCAGGGCTAATTTTCGTGAAGAGTTGGTGCGTTGGTATCGGTATCGTTCATCGTCCAGTTTGCCGCTTGATGAGTTGTATGAGCATTCACCTGCCGCACGACGCTATCCGCGTGACCGTGTTCTTCGACGGTTGTTCAAACTCAACAATGAGTTTCAGCGCAACAGAATTATCCGGAGTCTGGATTTTAAGTGAAGGAGTGAGCATGAGCGACCTATCATTAACCCAGCCAAAGCTAAAAGAATGTCCGTTTTGCGGCGGTAATGCTCGTCTGTGGGTTGAGGCCGGAATAAATATTGATGTGTGGGGCTATGCAGAATGTGACCTCTGTGAAGCCAGGGGGGCATGGGCACCATCAGTTGCTGCGGCGGCTGAAAAATGGAACCGGAGAGCAGGAGATGAAGCAAACCTTTCTGCTTCGCAACGAAGCAATCAGAAATAACGCCATAGACGCCATTCTCTCACTACCCATCGACGACAAGTCACCCCACGAAGTCCACGTTAAAGAACCCAAGCGCAGCAAAGCGCAGAATGACCGTATGTGGCCGATGCTGAACGATGTTTCGCGTCAGGTGCTATGGCATGGTCAACGGCTGGCGCCGGAAGACTGGAAAGACCTGTTCACTGCCCTGTGGCTTAAGACCAAAAAACTGGAGCAACGAAGTGTGCCTGGTATCGACGGTGGCGTTGTCATGCTTGGCGTGCGTACCAGCAAAATGCGGAAGGCCAGCATGACTGAGCTTATCGAAATCATGTTCTGGTTCGGCTCAGAGCGCAACGTGCGGTGGAGTGATGACTCCTGGCGAGAGTATGAATGGTCACAACGAAAAGGGAGAGCTGCATGACTATCAAATCAAATACGCCATCACACGACAAGGACTGCTGGCAAACGCCGCTTTGGCTTTTTGATGCACTGGATATTGAGTTTGGATTCTGGCTGGATTCAGCTGCGAGCGACAAAAATGCTCTGTGCGCTCACTGGCTAACTGAGGCCGACGACGCGCTAAATTCTGAGTGGATAAGCCACGGTGCAATCTGGAATAACCCACCGTACAGCAATATCAGGCCGTGGGTGGAAAAAGCCGCTGAGCAGTGCATACAACAGCGACAGACGGTAGTGATGCTTGTGCCAGAGGATATGTCAGTCGGATGGTTCAGCAAGGCTCTGGAGAGTGTCGACGAAGTTCGCATTATCACTGATGGACGGATTAATTTTATCGAACCATCGACAGGGCTGGAGAAGAAGGGAAACAGCAAAGGTTCCATGCTGCTGATTTGGCGACCGTTCATCAGTCCTCGACGGATGTTTACTACCGTATCCAAAGCGGCATTGATGGCGATCGGGCAGGGCGTCAGAGGGGCGGCATGAGGCGACAGCAAAGAAGCATCACCGACATCATCTGCGAAAACTGCAAATACCTTCCAACGAAACGCTCCAGAAATTTAGTTTTGAGCAGAATACCATGATGTCAGTGCAAGGGGGAGAAATTCTCCTCATTATCTGATTCGCAATTTACGTGCATATTTAAATATTGCACGTTACAACGTGCATGTGTATGATTGACTTATCAATCACAACACGAGATATGCTCATGAAAAATGATGATGTTAGTGGGAAGGCCAAAGGCGGTAAGGCACGCGCGGCAAAAATGACAGCAGAGCAAAGAAAAGAATCCTCAAGAAAGGCTGTTGCCGCAAAAAAAGAAAAAGCTTTATTGCCCGTATCTGCGAATGAGGGAAAGTTAAAGATCGGTGATGCGGAATTAGATGTCGCGGTTCTCGAAAATGGACGGCGTATCATATCACAAGCTTCTGTTTTTAAAGCATTTGGCCGACCACAAAGAGGGGGTAGAGCACCTCAAGAAGAGGGGGTGATCAATATGCCCGCTTTTATGGATGCTGCAAACCTTAAAAAATATATAAATCAAGATGTTATGGGTGTGATCAATAAGGTCAAATACAAGACGATTACTGGCTCCGTCCAGGAAGGTTATGACGCATCCATAATACCTCTTGTCTGCGATGTTTATTTAAAGGCAAGAGAGGCAGGCGCTATCACCAGGCCAAACCAGTTAGAGACAGCCAAGAAAGCTGAAATTCTGGTGCGCTCATTAGCTAAAGTCGGAATAATAGCGCTTGTTGATGAAGCGACGGGGTACCAGCGAGATAGAGAAAAAGATGCGCTCGCCAAAATACTCGAGGCCTTTGTCGCAAAGGAAATTCAACCTTATATTACAACATTTCCTGCTGATTATTATGAAGAGCTTTTCAGGTTAAGGGGCTTAGAATACCCGCCGGAAAATCCCCGCTTCCGGCCTCAGTATTTTGGCGTTTTGACAAATGATATCGTCTACAAGAGATTGGCACCAAACATCCTTGAGGAGCTTAAAAAGCAGAACGTAAAGGCCTCAAAAGGTACAAAGTTGTTTCAGGGGCTGACGCCAAATATTGGATATCAAAAATTAAGAGAGCATCTGTCATCAACCGTTACGATTATGAAGCTATCTAACGACTATTCAGATTTTATTGCAAAAATGAATCGCCTGCATCCAAGGTTTGAGGATGTGAAAACAGACGAACTGGATGATTCAGACAAGTAACAGTAACCCACCTTCAGGTGGTTTTTTTGTACAAATCCTTCAGCGTAAGTTTACCTCCTTCACTGCATTACTACTGACCATTGACAACTTAACAAACCCAGCTTCGGCTGGGTTTTTTATTGGTGAATTTTCAATATGAGAGGACATGACAATGAACGAGCTGATAAATAGCAACGTCATCAAAATGACTAGCATTGAAATCGCTGAGCTTACAGGTAAGCGTCATGACAATGTGAAACGAACCATCGAAACGCTGGTTAAAAGTGGAGTTATCCGGCTTCCTCAAATTGAGGTTTCCGAAAGAATCAATAACTTAGGGTTCAATGTTCAGTACGAGCATTACGTCTTCGAAGGCGAAAAAGGTAAGCGCGACAGCATTATTGTCGTTGCCCAGTTGTCGCCGGAATTCACCGCTCGCCTTGTTGACCGCTGGCGAGAACTCGAAGGGGCAACCGCGAAAATACCACAAACCTTTTCTGAGGCATTGCGCCTTGCGGCCGACCTTGAAGACCAGAAGGCTGAACTGGAGAAACAGCTTGCTCTCGCAGCACCTAAAGTTGAGTTTGCCGATCGCGTTGGCGAGTCCAGCGGAATTTTGATTGGAAACTTTGCAAAGGTTGTTGGTATTGGTCCAAACAAACTGTTTGCGTGGATGCGCGATCACAAAATCCTTATTGCTTCAGGCTCCCGGCGCAATGTGCCAATGCAGGAATATATGGATCGTGGCTATTTCACAGTGAAAGAAACAGCGGTCAACACAAATCACGGAATACAGATATCGTTCACCACAAAAATCACCGGGCGTGGTCAACAGTGGCTGACCAGAAAGCTGCTCGATAACGGAATGCTGAAAGTAACAGGGGAGGCTGCTTAATGGCTAAACCAGCGCGAAGGAAATGCAAAATATGCAAGGAATGGTTTCACCCGGCATTCTCAAATCAGTGGTGGTGCTGCCCGGAACACGGAACTCAATTAGCACTCGAACGACGAAGTAAAGAACGCGAAAAAGCGGAAAAAGCAGCAGAGAAGAAACGACGACGAGAGGAGCAGAAACAGAAAGATAAACTGAAGATTCGAAAACTCGCCTTAAAGCCCCGTAGTTACTGGATTAAACAAGCCCAACAAGCCGTAAACGCCTTCGTCAGAGAAAGAGACCGCGACTTACCATGTATCTCGTGCGGAACGCTCACGTCTGCTCAGTGGGATGCCGGACATTACCGGACAACTGCTGCGGCACCTCAACTCCGATTTGATGAACGCAATATTCACAAGCAATGCGTGGTGTGCAACCAGCACAAAAGCGGAAATCTCGTTCCGTATCGCGTCGAACTGATTAACCGCATCGGGCAGGAAGCAGTAGACGAAATCGAATCAAACCATAACCGCCATCGCTGGACTGCCGAAGAGTGCAAGACCATCAAGGCGGAGTATCAACAGAAACTTAAAAAACTGCGAAATAGCAGAAGTGAGGCTGCATGAATATCTACGAAAGAATTGATGGCAGCAAATACCGAAATATTTGGGTAGTTGGCGATCTGCACGGATGCTACACGAACCTGATGAACAAACTGGATACGATAGGATTCGACAACAAAAAAGACCTGCTCATCTCGGTTGGCGATTTGGTTGATCGCGGTACAGAGAACGTCGAATGTCTGGAATTAATCACATTCCCCTGGTTCAGAGCTGTACGTGGAAACCATGAGCAAATGATGATTGATGGCTTATCAGAGCGTGGAAACGTTAATCACTGGCTGCTTAATGGCGGTGGCTGGTTCTTCAATCTCGATTACGACAAAGAGATTCTGGCTAAAGCTCTTGCCCATAAAGCAGAAGAACTTCCGTTAATCATCGAACTGGTGAGCAAAGATAAAAAATATGTCATTTGCCACGCCGATTATCCTTGTAACGAATACGAATTTGGAAAGCCAGTTGATCCTCTGCAGGTAATCTGGAACCGCGAACGAATCGGCAACTCACAAGACGGGATCGTGAAAGAAATTAAAGGCGCGGACACGTTCATCTTTGGTCATACGCCAGCAGTGAAACCACTCAAATTTGCCAACCAGATGTATATCGATACCGGCGCAGTGTTCTGCGGAAACCTCACATTGATTCAGGTACAGGGAGAAGGCGCGTGGGCATAAGAGAACTAAACCTCACCAAAGAACAGCACGAGTGGCTGAATGGCTGGCTTGAACTGTGGGGCGCATGGGTTTATTCAGGTCGTCTGGAAAAGCGCATGAGCAGCGTAATAGCGAAGTTCATGGAGAGCGTAGAGCCGGGAAGAGTTATGACAAGGCCAATGTGTAATGATGATGATGGAATGTTGATTTCTCAGGTCGTCGATTCCGTCATGTACATTGACAAGAAAGCCTTCGGCATCCTCCTCAGCTACTACGCTCATGGTTCTTCCAGGCACGCCATTGCATCTTACTATCATCGCGTCGCAAGACCTCGCAAGATGTTATGCCGGGGCGGCGGGCGCATTCAAAAACCATCGCTCGCAACCTGTCGACGGGAAGTTGACGAAATCCTTAATGCCTCGTTGTTTATGATTTACCCGGTTCTGGATAGTGCGTTTAAAAACCGGAAACGTGTAGAGAAAATTAAACATGTAGCATAGAACGTGTTGACATCATTGAGCAAATGAGCAACACTATTGGCATAAGCTGCCGTTAGTGACTCTTAAGTTGCAACGGTGGCTTTTTTATTTGGGTCAGTCGTATAAAGGTCATTACGGAAGGCTGTTAACCTTCTTATCGTGGTTCGAGTCCACGCTGTCCCGCCAAACATGCTGGTTTAGCTCCAATGGTAGAGCAACTGACTTGTAATCATCAGGTCGCCAGTTCGATTCCGGTAGCCGGCACCATATGCGGGTACCGTATAATGGCTATTACCTCAGCCTTCCAGGCTGATGATGCGGGTTCGATTCCCGCTACCCGCTCCAGATTTATTATCAGGCTCGCTTCGGCGGGCTTTTTTTGTATCTGCGCCACGCCCGGCGCATATCAACCACAGAGCCTTTCGGGGGTGAGCTTACGGAGTGGTCAGTGTGACTTTCTCTGTGGGCAGATCGCTCCCGGGCGTTGGCTCACCCACCCAAAGGAACGTCACGATGTTTGGTATTTTTGGTAAAAAAGCCCGCCGAGCGGCAGTGGAAATTAAAAAGTTTGAGAAACGTGATCTGGCACAGGCGGTTATTAATGCTGCCTATCTGGTGGCCTATGCAGATGGTGAATGTGAGGCTTCAGAGAAAGCGAAGATCGAGCAGGTCTTGCGTAACCAGCCTGCGTTGTCCGCGTTTACGTCAGAAATTAATGCGATTAGCGCAACCATTATCGGTCAGCTGGATACCAATTTTAAAATTGGTCGTCGTGCCGCGTTACGCGAGATTGAGGATGTGAAACACGATACGCGTGAAGCGGAAGACGTGCTGGATGTGGCGGTGGCCATTGCCGAAGCAGACGGCGAAATAGAGCCGGAAGAGCGCAAGGCGCTGGAAGAGATTGCCTGTGTTCTGGGCCTTCGTCTGGAGAATCATCTGTGACGGTAAAAATGCGTCTGGCTGTGGTTGCGCTCCTGCTGTTTCTGGTGGTGATGGTGGACTTCAGCAGTCGGATAATGTCAGTGCTGGCTGACGGTGTGCTGGTGGCGGGTGTGGTGGTTGTTGCTTTCCCGTTGCTGAAAAAGAAAGCATCAGGCGATTAGCAGGGTATCAGTTACCCGTTGAAATTTTTAAATACCTCACAATTCAGGCGGTTGACTGTTGTCTGGTTTGCGGGGAGTTTGTTAAAAGAAACTGGCATGGTGAATCCCCCTGTGCGGAGGGGCAATCAGCAACCAGGTATATGTGATAATCGCGGATTCAGGTGCTGATACTGAATTCACCGGGAGGCATCCGGCACCATGCTTTGCCACAAAAGTGTTGTTTCTGTTTTTCTCAAACTATCATCGTTATCCCTTTATTTCCGGCTGCGCATGGCGTGGCCTTTTTTTTACGACCAGCCACTGGCAGATGGCCATCCTGTAATTTGATTCCGGTTCCGGCTTTTTAACTCTGTTCCTGTACACGGGAGAAATTCGATGTCGATTAAACATTATGATGTTGTCAGGGCGGCGTCGCCGTCAGACCTTGCGGAAAAGCTGACACATAAACTGAAAGAGGGCTGGCAGCCGTTTGGTAGTCCGGTGGCCATAACCCCTTATACCCTGATGCAGGCGATTGCAGCAGAAGGTGATGTGGTGGTCAGTGGTGCAACTGAGCCGGAGTGGTACTACGTCATCGTATTGGCCGGGCAGTCCAATGCCATGGCTTACGGTGAAGGGCTTCCGCTGCCGGATTCATACGATGCTCCGGATCCGCGCATTAAACAGCTGGCGCGCCGCAGTACAGTGACGCCGGGTGGGGCTGCCTGCAGATATAACGATATTATTCCGGCCGACCACTGCCTGCATGATGTGCAGGATATGAGTACGCTGAATCATCCGAAGGCAGACCTGAGCAAAGGGCAGTATGGCTGTGTCGGCCAGGGCTTACATATTGCCAAAAAACTGCTTCCGTATATCCCGAATAACGCGGGGATCCTGCTGGTACCATGCTGTCGTGGTGGTTCGGCATTCACCCAGGGCGCGGAGGGGACATTCAGTGCGGACGCGGGGGCCAGCCAGGATTCGGCGCGCTGGGGTGTGGGTAAACCGTTATATCAGGACCTGATTGCGCGCACTAAAGCTGCATTACAGAAGAACCCGAAAAATGTGTTGCTGGCGGTGTGCTGGATGCAGGGAGAGTTTGACATGAGCGCCGCCACC